CATCTTTACTTTTCATCTGCGTACGATATGCTTTGACATACCTATACAATCTCATCTTCAAAGCAAATGGTTTGTCATGTCGTAGATATATACAAGGCTCATCGCTCTCGCTATTATCTAGGTGATCGACGGCTTTTTCCAATACGTTCGATAAATCTGTCGAGTGCAATAGGTTGTACGTCTTCGGATTGTACGCCATACTCCTCCTGTATATGTTCATAGTCATTGTAATCTAAACTTAAATCATCGTTGTGTCTAGACCTATCTTCAAGGTTAACTGTGTATCCATCTAATACAAAGTCACCATCTTCTAGTATTTCATCTTCGTCTTCTATCTTTTTCTTGTATGGTTCTGCCATATTCTAACTCCTATCATTGCATAAAATACAATCATTAAAAACACGAACGGATTTCGCATCTTTTCTTCTGTAATAAAACCTACAATAGAGATTAATGGAAAGGCTGTCAAGCCTAACATAAACAATATGTAAGCCGCATAATCTATAATCATACTGACCACTCCTTGATGTTATTTACTGCATCTATTTCTTTGACTGGCATAAGCCTATGGTTGTTGCCCGGAAACATGAAGACTAACACAGAGCCGACTTCATATTCCTTTGTTGTTTCGTTCATCACATCTATTTGAAAAGGATAGTATGATGAGCCACTCTCAATGGCATTTACTCTATCCATAGTTTCTGGTGTGACTGACCACACCTCACCTCTTATTTTAAATCCCTTCTCTCTTGCTACAAGAATAGGAAAACTTCTTGCGTAACTAAACAAATCATACTTGTCATCAGCTGACACATATGTGCCAACATACTCAGATGAATTGCCCAGTACACTATGAAGTCTGCCCCCTTTCTTCAATGTACCATAGACGAATAGATTAGTTCTCCAACTATAATCATTCGACATTAAATTGTCCTTTCAATACTAATTTTTTTGTAATGCAGTTGTTAGGAATAACTACACCCCCACCACCACATTGACTTTCTTCATCAAAAGATGACACAAGAATGGTACTATCCTTATCTTCTTTGATAAGGTATCCGACACTTGTGACAGGTCTGAGCTTTTGTTCTTGTAATTCTTTGAGGTCTTGCCATGTGTTATCGTCCGACATAGCGTCAAGCCAATCAACTAATACAATTTGTAGTTCATCTTTCTTCATCATCTAAATAGTCCTCCTCCACATTGTCGACAAAGCTATCCATCATGTTGTATACTTCTTCTGCATATATTTCTGCAGCAGTTCGAATACCCGCAGGATGTCTTCGTGTTATGGTAGATACAATGTTCATACCTCTCTTTATCTTTCTACCAGAACTTATTATCTTATCCCAATACTCTTTGTCATAATCAATAAGCACTCGTCTACCTACCTTTCTCATACGAACATTAATAAAATCATCTCCATTAGCTTTGTTTGTAATATTTATACTATTAATAAATTGATTCCATCTACGAGTATCGTCTCTGGCATAGTTAGAATGTCTACGACGAAAGTAAATAGGCGTCTTTGTTCTGTTAACTGTATGAATTAAATCATTCACATCTGTCATGTCTTCTTCATTCCAAATGTATTCGTTACCATCTTCGTCTTGCTCATGCTGTGGATGTATGTATCGCACTTGTTGAGCATTCTCAGGTATATATTTTCCGATAATCATTTTAAATAGATGATGAGGAGAATACCAGTAAGACTAAGAATAAGATAAAGAATTGAGTTGTCAACCATTTCATCTGCCCTCCTTCACAAAGGTGTAAGTTCCTAATGCAACAAAGCCACATGCCATGCCACATATAAAAGTTAATAATGTAATTATAATCATATCATACTCCTTAAATTTGTCAATAGAAAAAACACCGATAGAACACCGAAAGAACTCGATAGGTCAACATATGTGGGGTAGGGGGTATGCGAATCCCTTACTAACAATTTAAAATTTATTATTATTTTTATTATAATATTAAACTCAACTGCCCCCTTATCGTTATACATAGTACCCTCGTGTTCTGTCGGTGTCGTTTCGGTGTTATGCTACCATCTCATATGGTCTGTAATTATTTTGGTTAATGTAACAAGCAAACCTTGAGTAATCATCCCTTAAATCATCGTGAAGTTCAGTACGTCTGTGCATCGATAGTGCAATAGCTTTTGCTGGTATCCTCATTTGATATCCCAATGACTTCAGATGCTGTCTTGATGCAGTTGCATGACCTCTTTGAAAGTTACCAATCCAACCATCTACAGTATACTTACGAGCATAAGTAGAAGTCAATCGTTTCTCTCCTATGCGACTCCATTCTCCAACTAACCTCAATCTTCTCACCATATTAGGTAATGACTCTTGCAAACTAGAATTATGTTTTAGTTTGATAAGGCTTTGAGGATATACTTTTTGATGTGGCTCGTATAGATTATCGTATTCTTCTTTACGTATACGAGTTCCCATATAGACAATGTACTGTATGTTATCTAGATGTATTCTCTGATTACTATTAAGCCAACAAATAGAGGTCGATGATTCGCCACTAGGCACATACCCATAGCTTACATTTTTTAGATGTATGTTATTAGGTAGTCCTGCTTTGCTAGGGTTTGCCCACACTCGTTGATATTGTCCTTTGGTATTTGTTCTTGAGCCTAGAACTTTTGTTTTACCAAATTCTTTTTTACGATTAGATAAAGAGATTGCAAAAGTAATAGATTCATTCCACCAATATGAAACATTAGGTTTAAAATATCTGTTACTCATGCTCTGTTCCCCACAATTTCTTCACTTAACAAGACACCCACACCAACAGGATTGTCCTCGCATAAGTCTATGATATCGTCTTTATCCATTTGATAAAGGTCTTCCATCTTCAATGTCTTACCATTCCACATGGTTTCATCTGCGTCTTGCTTTGGCAAAGGTAAGTCAAGTTGTTTATCTTGAACTGAAATACCATTTGCATGTGGTGTAGTTGATGTAGTAATGCCATTACGATACTGTCCATAGTGTCTAGTTGTTATGCCACCATAACTTCCATACCAGTCATCATCTTCGTAGCACCATTTGTTATCAGATACATCTTTGATTGTATCGGTTACTTCATCATAGTATTTGTCTCGTTTACCATATGATGTTGGCTGTATAGAATAAGTGTTGGATAACCAACCTACATTGTCCATGTCAGTACCCTCACCACGATTGAAGATAACAAACTCTTTGGTCTTGCCATCAAGAAACAACAGCTTGTCAGTACCGATTAAGTCCTCAATCATTTCTTGCCACTCTGCATTGTGTAACAACTTTGGATTAGCTGATAGCTGTGGTCGTAATACCCACTTAACAAATTGATGAGTGTCAGATTTGTTGCTGTCAATCATAGGTGTTGGAAGTTGTGGGCCATTGTGCATTACCCACATGTCTCTGTCATCACCCTTTGCTCTAGATAATACTTGAAATGGGTGCGACATAGCTTTGTTGGTATCGCCATTAGTTGCAAATCTAAAGTGAATACCCATTGGTATATCCATAGATTTGTATTTATCCCATAGTCTCTCAATATCATTGAAAGTTTTTGGAACTATCTTGTGAGTGTGTAGTTTGCCTTTATTGACAAACATAACACCAAAGCCATCAGAATTATTCTCGTATGCTGTCTCAAGCAATCGAGTTGATAATTGGTTAGGCTTGTCTGTTTGAATAATCAAACACATAATTACCCCCTTTGGTTAGTAATGATTTCTTCTTCGTCTGTAGTAACAACACTACGACTTGGTTGCATATCCTTAACATAGCTTTTACGTATAAGCCAAGCCAGTAAGTTAGGATATTGAGAACGCTGTTGTGCTTGAGACACAAAGCGAATAAATGCTGTGTAATGTAAACTTGTAGTCGTGCAATTAGTTAGCTTGACAAAGTTTACCATAGCATCAGTAAATTCTAGAACACGATAGAAACCATGTCTAGAAATGTTTGACCTAAATATGCGAAGTTCAATAGTCGCATGGTGATTTGTATTTACTGCATCATACTTTTCACCAGTAGGTCTTAGTACATCAGATACTTTTTTGGGTGATTTTCTTGCCCACTGTTGGGAAGAACGACCAGCAATATGATTGATAAAATCTGTGTTAGTATTGTCATTAATAAATACTAATATCTTACCAATGTTGAGAGGTGTCAAAGATTTTCTACCAATATGTATATGTAATCCTGCTGTGTCAGTATTCCAACCTTTTAGATTCTCTTGGCATAACTTGGAATTGAAAAATTCTTCCCATCTCATCTTGTGATACTTGTAAGTACTTGGGCCTGTTACAACCTCAAATCCATTATCAAGTGAGCCATCAGATTTACAGATAGCAAAACCTTGATACATCTGATTAATTGTTTCTGCAATATCGCTTGGACAATCTTTTCTTCTCTCAACTTCTAACTCTATACCATAGTAATCAGTTGCATTTTCTTTGTCTAGTTTATTGAAGTTACAATGTTCTAAAACATCTGTATCATAAGAATAAGTACCAGAATAGTCATCATATCCTTCTTCCTCATGCTCATCATAATCATCATTATGTCTGTAAGTATCATGATTTTCAGAATAATAATAATCATCATCACAACAACTTCTGCAAACACTTCTATCACCATGCTCAATAGATATTGCATCATCATTGAACATCACATGACCACAATCATCACAGGGACTTATATCACTTCTGGTCAAGACCATATGTCTAAAATGTGGGTGTCTAGTGAAATTGAAATCTTGTATTGTACTTTGAACAGACTCAATATCTTCTGCGTCATAATCTCCATTGAGTTCACCATCTGTAACAAAATCAAGTATCTCACTATTTGACATAGATAAGTCATTTCTTAAATAGTTTAATAAAGTCATATCACACCTATTATTGTTTGGGTGATAGCTCAAATCAATACACACATATTGACTTGAAACTACCCCACACTAATACAAATACTAGCTAATTCTAATATTTGAAAAAGCCAATCATAGTTATATAATTAGCTTTGTCAAGTATTATTTCTCTTGTTCTGCTTTCTCAATTATAACATCATTATAATTATCTTCACTTAATAACTCTTGATGTTCTTCTTGAAATTGCAATACCCAGTCTGTAAAACTTATAGCCATTGTTTTATACCTCTATCAATTCCAAATTCGTTACGTAAATCTTTGTTTATTAATTGCACTTCATCTTCGGTGAGGTCATCAAAACTATCATCAATAACTGATAGACTTGATAACTTCATCATATCGTCTAAAACTTTTGGAGCATCGATACAAGGGTTAAAAGCGTTTTTGTATCTGTTTTTGTATTTATTCATATTACCTCAATCTATTTAAACATTTTGAGCCAAGCAGGTCTTCTACCCTTTTTATTCTTGGCTTGTTTAATTATATCATCAACCTTATGTTGGTGAAAATTCGCAATTCTAAATTCACTACTATCAACTTTATGAGTAGGATACCTAGTTACTAATTTATTTGGGTCGCTACAATCTTGGTACTCATTTAGTAAACTATTGTAAACTAAACTTTTACCAACTGGTGTCATTTTCTGAGAATACACACTATTCCCATTAGAATATTTAGCCATAAAAAACCTCACTTTTTTATTATTCTTACAGTTTATCAGAAACAAAAACCAAGTCAACAACTATTTTCAAAAGTTATCCACAGCCTGTGGATAAGTTCCAAGATACTATGCGTATCTAACAGGGTATGACTAGGTCTTTAGCCCTTGATAAAAACTAGGATATAGATACATTGTGGCATTAATAAGGCAAGTCTTATGCTATGTTTGCATAGCTGGTATGCAAAAAACGCATACGCAAACTCCATGTTGATACTCAGAACTGGACAACTTGTCGCATGTGTCAAAATGTCGCACCCTTACGTGGGTCGGGGGGTCGATATGGTCGAGGGGGAGGGGCAAAAAATACACTCACATACACATACACATATACACCTCAAAAAATTTTAGCAACTTTTGACGTTTTTTTTTTAAGTCGAGGAGAGGAGCGTTATTATGTGAAGTGTGTGTGTGATATGTAACGCTGTGTTCCTCTCCTCTATACAGGAGACGTATAGTCTTGCGACCATACAGGAATATTATAACGCACCTAGCCTTGAATTACAATACCATTTGAGTTATAATATTAAATATGGCTAAAGGCGATACACTAACACCACAACAAGAACAGTTCTGTCAAGAGTTTATTAAAGACTTAGCGGCAGTTCCTGCAGCAATTCGTGCTGGATACGGAGAACAACATGCAAAGAAAAATGCATGGACTATGATTCGCAATCCTATTGTGTCACAAAGAATATCAGAACTTAAAGCCGATCAGACAAAGCGTACTAAAATTGAAGCAGATGATATATTACGCCGCCTAGTACGTATCGCTGAGAAAACTGAACAAGAAGGCGATTACAACGCGGCTATCCGCTCCCTTGAACTATTAGGTAAACATCAAGCGATGTGGACTGAAAAGAATATTACTGAGATGAATGTGCAAAACGCATTCTCTACTGGCAACTCCGAAGAAGACATCGAACGTGATGTTGAACGTCTAAAGAAAATTGCTGCACCAAAACTTAAAATCGTAGGAGGTAAATAATGCCTGGCCCAATAAGAAATAAAGACGGCGAATTAAAAGGCCCAATGACTGTTAAAAAAGAAAATGAAAAAATTAAAAATGACAAAAGAAGTTATGTCCCAGCTTCTGAAGCAGATACCCCTGAGGGTGATGCTGGTATGAAAAACACAAAAGAAAAAGCAGCAGCTTTAAATAAAGAAGGTCGTAAAGGTTTTAAACCAAAAAAAGAATCTGTAACTGCTGTAGATAAATATGGCGATCAACTAAAAGCTTTATTATCAAATAAAGAAAAATTAGTTGGCACTGCAGTTAAAGGTGATAGCAGAAATAAATATCAAATTCAAATAAACAAATTAAAGAAAAGAATGAAAGCCGATGGTTTTAAATTTAATTCATTACTAAGCGATGTTAAAAAACAAGAACGTGAAGGCAAGTTTGACAGAGGGGCAGAAGGTAAAACTAAAAACAAGCTCCGTCAAAAAATGCAGTCAGAAGCAATCGGTGGTAGCAGAGGTAGATAATGTCAAATACAACAACCAATAGTAAGATGACCAATCCTGCAGACGAACTAAAGAAAATTGTTTTGAAGAAAGCAGATAAGGCAGCATCTAAAATACCTGGCTATACTAAAGTAAAAGGTGTAGCTGGCAAAATGAAAGACGCTGGATTTTCACTAGACGTTGGTAAAAATAAAGTAGGAATAAGTTTTAAGAAAAAGTTTTAATGCAAGTAAAAGTAACAGGAGATACAAGCATGATTTTAAATCCAGATTTAGATATATACGATCCTAACAATCCTCCGCAAGACGCTTTTACGCAACTTGTAATATGGGGTGAGGACGTGTATGTCATTGACAACGGAAGATAGAAACGCCGCTACGAGAGTAGCTGTTCAACAAGCAAGAGAAGATCTCTTAGCTTTTGTAATGTTAATGAACCCATCCTTTAGTGTTGGGCCACATCATAGATTACTATGCGATCAACTAATGAGGATTGCAAATGGGGAGTCAGACCGTTTAATGGTATTTGTTGCCCCCCGTTCAAGCAAGTCATTAATAACATCTACATACTTTCCCGCATGGGCATTAGGTAAGAATCCATATTGGCAAGAGATTGCTGTGTCACACAGTGATGATCTTGCGACAAGGTTCGGCCGCGCCATTCGTGATATTGTAAATACTGCGCAATACAAATCAATCTTTCCACAAATAAATATTCGTAAAGATAATAGAGCAGCAAACAGTTGGGGTCTGCAACATAAAGGTAAAGAAGCAGGTTCCTTCCTAGCAGCTGGTTCTGGATCAGGTATTGCAGGTTTTGGTGCGCATCTTGCTATTATAGATGACCCAATATCAGAGCAAGACGCATTTTCTAAGACTAGAAGAGAGAGTTTAAACGAGTGG